TGGGTAACAGAACAATTACCACAGTTTCTAGCCCACCTATTTGCCACAGAAATAACTTTGTCGGTTGTAGTATCATTATAGCAATCTATATTCTCCAATGTCCACAATAAGAATAGTCCTTTTTTCTGAGACCATTCCTTTTGGCAACATGGGCGATCATATTTCATATCAGCTTGAATCTCGGCCTCATTTGCAACGATAGCTTTTCTTACTGCTAAGTAAGTACCAATGTAACTATATATAGTAGCGTAATTCATTAACAACCACAGTCTCTAATCATAGTATCACAATCGGTGAGGAAATCATTGATGTCCTGATATAACTGCTGTGCTAAAACATACTCACCGCATTCGAAAGCTTGTACCATTTTGTCGTACATTAACTTAGCTTCTTCAAAACTATTTGTATCCATATCGCCCAAAGCAAGTTGACCGAGCTGACACTTTAGAACATTATCACGGAGAGCATATTTAGTTACAGTAGTTGGGGTTCCGAGGATTGTAAATACAACAACAAATTTCCAAATACCATCGGCAATTACCGGATTGGTGGTGAAAATATTGGTAGTATCTACTGTGATTTCGTAAGCTCTGCTAGTAGAGGTCCAAAAAGTAGTATTGTATAAACTATTAGGTGGAAGATTATCTGCAAAGATAGTTCCGCTAGGATTAGTAACAGTTAAACGAACTGAAGTTACATCTACGTTAGTATGAGCAGGGTTAGGAGCACCCCATCCTGTAGGATTTGTAATCGCATTATAGTCCCCCGTAGTATCTGAAACAATAATTTGATTCTTATTGTTGATAATACTTAATTTAATATCCAGTGCCATAATTCAAAGTTACACAATTTTTCTTATAGAATCAACCCATCTGTATTAGCCAATCCTATATTAATCATTTTTTGTATCTCTTCAGGAGTAAATAGATTGCGCTTCTGCATTTCAATGAGATAATCTTTTTCTCTTGAATTTCTGTACATTAACATATACTCATTCTTTGCCTTTATCATTTCATCTTGATATTGATTGAATATATTTACTATTTTAGATTTTGCAGTTTCTATATCTCCTTTTTCAACATTGGTTTGAACATCTATCAAAACATCTTTGAATTGCTGACCATATTTTGCAAAAGCACTTTGGAAATAATCTCCCCTCTTTTTCAATTCTTGACGATACAAATCATTTGGTAATTGATAATCAAATCCTTTGTACACATTAGGAGCATCATCTCCACCCAAAGTCATTTCTTTTATGTAAGTGAAATTATTTTTCATTGGGTTTGAAATTATGCCAAACATACCGCTAGTTTTACCAGTTGCAGTCCACTCATAATCTCTTCCAGTCATCTGCTGATAGATTAAAGCCAAGTTAACCATACCGCTATGTACTTCCATAGACTCTCTATACTTCTGTATTTCTTTCTGCTGTTGTTTTACTGGAGAAGAAAAACTTCTAAATGCGATAGGATCGAAAATTGCTTGGAAATACGCTCCCGCAGTTCCAGGCTCAGCCAAGGTAACTTTGTAGCCTAAATCTTCACCAAATGGTCCGATTGCAGCATCGTAAAATTCATTGCGAGTTTCCTCATTAAACGAAATATTGCGATTTAATTTCTGAACTACACGCAAACCAATCGGACCCCAAAAAGCTGGCCAATCAGGTTTTTCTGCTCTAGTTACAATATCGTTGGCACTCTGAACAAATTCTGCGTTACCTTTAGACATAAATGAGAAGAAAGATGGGAAGAAAACAGCCATAGAAGTACTTAATGTGCCGGAAGCAAAGTTCTCCCAAGCTTGCTTACTAGAATCAGGATTCTTTAAATCAGTAGCAACTTGACCAAGACGAGCTAAACCTGAGAACATAGGCAAATCTTCAATACCAGAACTCAAAGAAGTTGACAACATTAGAGTTAAAGCATTTTTTTGCTCGTTGAATATTTGCATAACATTATCGTTTTCTTGTTCCCTCTGTTTATTATACACACTTCCCCATGTATTAAGTGCATAACCTAAGAATCCAGCATTTCTTGTATTAAGAATAACATCTGTTTCCTTATATCCACCCCTACGAGCTAAGAAATTAGATGGCATACCAGCCCTCATGTATTCCCAATGTATAGTAGCATTATATAAACCACCTCTGAGACCGTATTTCTTGAGTGCTTTTTCTTTTTCCGGATCGTCTCCACCGATAAGAATTGCTCCTGCTTTTACAGCAGACATTGCAAAACCATATATTGCTACACTTGTTACTGTTTGTGCAGCGTCATAAGTGGCCTGTCTTTTTGCAAAGAACAAGTCAATCTTTGCTTTTTCGTAGTCTCTTTTACTCTTTTCACTCTTCAATTTAACACCGATTGGATATTCTTTGTTAAATTGATTCCATTTGTATTGATAAATACCTTCAGAAACAATGTACTTAGCAAAAGCTGCACCGGGAACAACCTTCATAATTGCTGAGCCTAAGAAGTTCACAGGAACTTTTGTGAAAGGCATAAGAGTAAATAATCCTACATCTAACAATTGCAAAGTATTCTTTCTGAGACCCTTTGCAGAAAATTGTCTTTTTATTTCGCTACCGAAGGTAGGACCGCCTATTTCTACACGATTTTCTTGGTACAATCCACGTATCTTTTTGCGGAGAGAGCCTCTGCCTAAAGATATAGCACCGGAAATCATATTATTTGCCAATAAAGTTCTCTTCAGACCTTCTGTTTCAAAGCGAGCATATAACTCAGCATCAGCATAAAGAATTTGACTCATTGCCCGGAGTGCATTCTGATCTAAATTTCCATTGGCATCTGTCAACATTGAATCAAAAACACCGTTTTGAAATCTAGTACCTTGAATGTTTTGGAAGTAGTCAATCATTGCTCTTTGTGCAGCCATGTAACCGAAGGCAATATCACCACCATAAGCCATGGCACGACCAGTAATTTCCGCAGCGATTGGGCCTCCGGTATTGAGTAATAACCATGGATTAGCACGAACACCTGCTAAAACTGGTCCTGTACCTAATGTCCATGCCAAACTACGAGCCAAAGTATAAGTCTTACCATCTCTGAGTTCAATAGTTCCATCCTTGAGTTTTGTCAAGGTTAAATCAAAAGCATCGGCTTGTTCTTCAGGTGTCATTGAACTCAAGTCTTTACCTGTGGTTTTATTAACAAAGGCTTTTACGAAGTTATATGCCCACTGAGCGTCTTTGAAGAAGTTAACTTGAGCCAAGTTATCGTAGTATCTATTTAAACCTCTATTGGTATCCAATACACCGTACTTGGCGTTTCTGTTCATATCAAACCACATACGGTCTGATGTAAGTTTTCTAGCCATCTGCCAATTAGATATACTCAAGGTATTTCCTTTTATTCCACTTCCAAAGAAATCTCTGAGTTTCTGTATTGATCTGGCAGCAAAATTAGTACTCCATATATTGTTTTCTATGTTTGCTACAAAACTCAATATTGTAGTACTAATATTCAACAAAGCTCTTGCAGATCCGGATGTTACTCGCTCATTCCAAAATATAGGCTTCCTTGCTTCTAAGAATTGTGCTATTTTTATAGTCGCTATACCGACTGCTTTTTCTGAGTCCCAAAACGCTTCGTATGCCTGATCACTCCAATCTTTTTCTAGTGCTTCACGCTTGGCTTTATTATCTTTCTGAGCAGCTTTGAAATCATTAATTAAAGCCTCTAATGTTTTTCTTTGATTTTCAGTAAGAGCCACACCAGCTCTAGCTAATTGTTTTTCAATCATGCCCAGTTGATTGGTCTCATTGAAGAAACGTGCTAGCTGTAGGATACGACCAGCTTGACTAAACAATTCCGAAGATATATTGAATGCGTGACTTATTGCTTCAGGAGTATATAGTTTATCACCAAATTGGCCATTAGCAAGAGATTGAGTCCAATCAGCTGCTTTTTCTAACATACCTCTGTCATTTGCAAATTGTTTAACACCCTCGCTCAAAGCGATTGCAATCTGATCAAAGCCGTTTGATTTCAAGTAATCTAAGAAAAACTCGATAGCAACAGCACTATCTACAAGACCAATACCGGTATTACGAACAATGTCTGCTACTTCTGTTGCCTTCTGTGTTACTTTTAAGTTTTGGGCCTCAGCCTCTAATTCATCTAAGAAATCTGCCGGATACTCAGTGCTTCTATTCAGAGCATTTTGTACTGTCTGCCTATAATCAGCTCCGAAAATATCAATTAAGTCTTGAGGCGACAAGAAATCCATATCTCTAGCAGCAGTAAATATTTCAAGATTGCTATAACCCTGATCAATCAAATCACCATATATGGCCTCAACATTTCCAAGATTATTATTGATTTCTTGTTTAATCAATTCCTGACGATCTGAAAATGCTGTGCCGACCTTATCCATGGTATTGATAGCGATATTTGATTGTGCTTGCTTTAATGCAGTCTCATCAAAATCATATAGGCCGATTGCTTCTTTAATTCTTCTAGGAGTATAACCTTTTTCAACTAGCCCGGTGTAAGCAGCAACTTTATCTCCATTGGTTTGGTTTATTATTGCATCATACTCTGGCCTGATCTGGGTAAAGTCTAACTGTGATTTGCTCTTGAATTGTGGAGCAGTTTCAACATTTTTGGTAATGATAACACCACTTTTTCCAAAGGTATTATTTTTAACTACTGTTGCTTGATCGCCTAAAAGACCTTGAACGTAATCTACCAATTCATTTGCATCAAAGCCTTTTTGGAATACTTCTACAGTTTCTCCACCTTGTCTACGAGTAATAATCAAACTCTTTTCTTCCGGACCCGGAGTAGCATTTTTAGCACCATTAACATCACCAACCCAACCTCTTGTACTAATAACTGCTTTTCCACCCGGCTTTAATTTATCAAATATGTCTATAACAATAGCATCACGTATATCTTTTGGAACTACATTCAATACATTTAGAGAGACAATGGCATCGTACTTTTTATTAATTTGATCAGAACTTGTAAATGTTGCAATTTCTTTTCCTTGCCATCTTTCAGGATTCGGCTCGAATGAATCTACTTTCCGACCTAATGTATTAGACATAGCATCTGTTCCGAGCCCCAAACCTGCACCATAATCCAATACATCTCCTTTTATATCCGCAATCAAATTAGCAGCCTTTACATAAGAACCAGTAGTTGTAGCAACTTGAGTTGTACCACTAGACTTCTCAGAGCGAACTGCTTGAGATTTGGACATAAAATTGTCAATATTTTTAGCTCTTTCAATAACATCAGCAGTTTTAGTTTCAGCAATTTCTTGCTTAGGTTGTGCTCCTATTAGAACATTCTCATTATTTCTATTGCTAACATTGTCAATTCCTTGTTTAAATTCTTCTGTAGTTGTACCATATATATCACCCATTGATCCATCAACTTGAATATCTGGTGTTGTCAGTACAGATAAATCACCGGCTTTAAGTTTTTCAAGTGAAAGCTGATTTGAATTTACTTTATTAACTAATGTATTAGACGCAGCAGAATATGTAGAATCTTCTTTTTGTTTTACACCTAAGTGTCCAAACAAATTCTTTTCATATATCCAAAGAATAGCTTGAACATCAGATACTGATAATTTTTCTCCGGTTTCTGTAAATACTTTATCTCTTGCTTCTTCGAAAGCTTTTTTAGTAAAGCTTCTAAAATCTTTAGCATATTTAGCTTTATTTTCAACACCTGATTCAATACCTTCTGTTATCTCATTTACAACACCTTCTGCTTTTGCCCATATTTGACTTCCTTTTCTATAAGGCTTCAATAATTCATTGCGTTTTTCTTTCGGCAAGTTTTTAAATTCTCCTTTTCCAGTTAATATTGCATTGAATAATTTTGCGTGTTCTTGAGCTAATGATATAGCATCGGAATATGAAACACCTTCTATTTTATTGTCTCTTTTAAAATCTTCCATTTCTTTTTCAGAAACTTTAGACCTCATATCTCCCCTATATCTATAAATTGTTCTGATACACCATCTGTCAATTGTTGGTGTACCATCTAATCCAGATAAATTAGAATAGAATGCTCCTATTTTTGGTCCAAATATCAAAACAGACATTGGTAATACTTCAGAACTATTCCACTCTGGATCAGTAGCTAAATTTAATTTTTTTGCTTCGGCATAACTTTTAACACCAAGTTGAGTTAATAATTTTTCTTGTAGATTTGAAATTGTATCTATTTGTTGTAAGAATTCAGCAAGTTTTACCGAATCGCCATTGAATTTTGTTAAGAGATTATTATATCTATCAACTCCAGCAGCAATTGCACTAGCTCCTTTTCCAGTTCCTACATTATTGGGAACTTTTCCGGTTTTTCTAAATTCCTCTATACCATATATAACTCGTGTTAAATTAGTATATACATCAGTAGAATTAGATGCAACGGCTATAATCGCTGTTGCTACTTCTTTAATAGCAGGATTCTTTGTAATTTCTTCATCTAGTTGAGACAAAATATCTAAAGCTTTTCCGTAATCTTCTGTATACCATCCCTTACCAGAATTAGAGCCAAATTCAGTCAAGGCGAATATTATTTCATCTTTGGCATAATCAGAAACAACATTCACTACTTCATCTGAAAAATCTGTTATATCAAACTTTTTGTGTACTTTTTCATAATACTTATTCATTGCTGCTGCAATGTCATAGTTTGTCACTTTTGGTTTTCCAGCTTTAGTAGTAGTTCCAATATTTATTCCTAACTTTTCTAATACGCCATTGAATGCTTCTATTGTCTGCGATTTAGAACTTAATTCTGTTGGTTTTATTTCTTGCTCGACTTGAGTTTCTGTTGGTACTCCACCTTCTTCAGGAGCAGTTTCTGCCGGAGCAACTACTTCTTCTGTAGCAGTAACTTCAGCAGCCGGTTGGGTCTCGGTAGCTTGAATTTTCTTCTGTACGCCTTGAGCAATTTGTCCAGTACGTAGAGTTTCTACCATGCCGTTTACAAAGTCTACATAATCAGCACGAGTTTTTATCTCATCAAATATTTGTACTTGACCCCCGGTTACAAAAGCAACAAAGTCTGCTATTACTTTGGCAATCTTCTCCAAAGTAGCAATTTCCATCTGCTTCTCGTTCTGCTTTAAAGTAGCAGCTAATTCAACCAAGAACTCTTCTCCTTTTTCGTTGTTATTATATTTGTCAACCAAGGCTTCTATTTGTCTCAAACTCTCATTCCTAATTGTACCTTGGATTGTTTTTTTCAATCTGGTACGCATATCATTGAACAGTTTAGGATCTGAGCCCAAAGCCCTAAGCAGAATACCATGGCCAACTTCGTGCGCCAAGGTAGTTGTTGTAGCCTTATCTAAGTTTATTTGTACCTCAACACTATAAGTACCATCTTCATTTTTTCTATATGAAAAATTACCGGCACTGCTAGCTTTACCTCCTACTTGTTGCATAGCAGCAACATAATCATTATTGTTCAAGAATACTATTTTAGCACCGGGAGCAATTTCATTCAAGGCACGTTGCAGTGTGGATGCTTCACCTAAAATAGTATCGACATTTTCTTGACCACTTTGGCGTGCTTTTTCTGCGATTGCATTAAGTTTCTCTTGTTCTTCAATAGTGGCTCCAGTTTCTCTTGCTGTAGTTTCAACAGCAGCAAGCTGTTTTGCTCCTTTATCGGTTGCTTCTTTAGCTTGTGTTTCCTTTTGCTTTTTAGTCTCTTCTACAATTTTATTGATATTACCATCTGTACTTTCAACTTTTGTTCCTTCCTCAGTTATGTCATCTAAAAATTTCGGATCTTTTATAAAAGACTGCATTTGAGTATTATCGACAACCATGCTACTTCCATTACTATATGTAATTTTAGTCAGTTGCAGCGGTTTTCCTGCTGCTACATCTGCAAGTTTTTTATCGATAGCCTTTACTCTTTCTTCTAATAACTTCTTGAAATTTTCATCTTTTGCTTCAGCTATTTTTCTTTCTACATCTAATTTTTCAGTAGCAAGAGTAATATAATATTTTTGAGAGTCCTGATCTTTGACTAATTCCTGAGCGTTTGGAAGTTCATTGACAACCGCTTGGAATGCTGTTCTCATGTCCTTCAATTCTGCATCGCTAATTAAGTTCTTACGATACAAGTATTCAGGAATAATCATTACTGATTTAGAACCTATTACTTGAGCAATATCAGTAACATTTTGAACCATACCTAATCTACCCAAGGTTGCCATAACTCTATTTTTAGCTTGTTCTGTTTGTACTTCTCTATATTGTTCTAATCCGGCAGAAGTACCACCCAATACGAAAATAGTTGGAGTAACATCTATGGCAACATTTTTACCATTTTGCATAGCCCAAGTAGCAAAATCAACAGGATTTGGAGTACTATTTTTATAACTCAAATATTGCTGTCCCATTTCAACACCTGTTTCTTCGATTTGTTCTAAGCCCGTACTTACGCCAAACTTTAAACCAAATGATTTCAACCCTAGTCCTGGTGCATATTTACTCAAGAAACCTTTGGTGAAAGGCAGCATAGAAATAGTGTATAAGGGAGACATTAATATTTGCGTTTTAAGCGTCTCAGCTGCTGCATCTTGTGCTTGTTCAATAGATCCAGTTCTTTCATATACGAGTCTATGATTTTCTGCTACCTGATCTATCGTTTCTTGGGCAAATAGTATACCTCCTGCTATATAAGGATTTCCTGATAGTGCGCCAGCAGCAATACTAGTTACTAAATTTGGGGCTTGCTGAACAATATTCTGTGCTATGTTTTTAAAGGTTTCCGTACTGAAAAAACCTTCTTTTTCTAAAACTTCACTAAATGGTTTTATATTTACTTGATTTTTTATCTGAAAATAATCCATAAACTTTAATACATCACCTATTGGATTATCTTCGTATCCTACGGCAGCATTAATAGATTGTATAGCATTTCCAAACATTCTAGAAGTAGTAGATTGAATAATATCACCAAGTCTCCATCCTAAAGCATCACTATTTGCTTGCTCCTCTTTTGACAATTTATCGAACTCGTTTTTATAAGCTTCTCTATATTTTCTATAAGCAAGAGTGGTCAATTTACCATTTTCATCTTTATCAGATATAATACCATATTTCTTTTTTATCTGACTAAGTTGTGCTTCACCATCTTGTTGAACTTTAGCTCTATAATTTTGTAAAACAGCATTAGCTTCTTTGTTTAGAGCATTAAGACGTTCTTCATATGCTGTAGCATTTTCATCCACTTTTTTCAAAAAGTTCTGATACTCCATATTTTGGAGTTCAGGACTCATCATGGGATTGCTCTGTATTTTTAATTTGTAAGCATCGTAAGCTAATTGATTACTTTGCTCAGCTTCTTTGGCAAAACTAGTAGCTTTTTCTTTGGTATTCGCAACTAAGTGTATATTGTAATCATTTATTAATTTCTCTGCATTTTTACCTAAGTCTTTAATCTCGGCATCAATTTGGGTATTTACCTTTATAACATCGTCTTTCAAAAACTTTTTGTCTGCCATCTTTCTTTCAACAAGGTCAGACTCTAACTTTTGTGTTGCAGAAATTCCGGCTAAACGAAGAACACGAGGTTTTATAATGTTAATAATTTGATCTTTGGTATACTCATCTAAGCCAGCTGCTGCCCTTTTATTGTTAAAAGTTTTCACCAGGGCTTGTGTTACAGGGCCATTGGGGGATTTTAAATATTTTTCAACTTCTTGATCTAAAAATATAGGATTGACTTTGACATTTCCGGCTTCATCAAGCATATAAAATCCTTCTTTATCATCTCCTGGACCACCCCACAATAATTTACGATTAGGGTTTCTTACAGTTTCAGTAATATCTTTAAATGTCTTGGTTTCCGGGTCCATAACCTTTCTGGTTACTTTTGTAATTGCCGGAGCATCAAAGAAATTTTCAGGCAGATTTGACTGAATTTTAGCTATTATATTGTTAACATCGCCTTGAAAAATTTTATCTACTTTCTTTTCCTGATCGGCTAATCGTGTTGACAAAAACTCCGGTGTTTCAAATTCATTTTCTGCTGTTGGTAATCCAAGAAGCACATTTCGTCTATTCTCCTCTGTCTCGCCAAAAATTTTATCTGTTCCGGCAGACATTTCAGAAAACTGATAATTTGCAGGATTGGTAAAACGATCATAGGCATTTAGATAATCAACAACACCCAAATCCTTTTCAGTTGTGTTTGGAGCTTTGTTTAAATCATCTAATTGCTGTTCTATTGTTTTAGGCTTAAACGGACCTTCTTTTACAGGAAGAAAAGTTATTGGTTTTTCCTCCGGCTTTTTAAATGCTATTTTTGCTCCTTGAGCACTTATATCAAGAGTTAAATTTCTTTTGGCTAAATTTGTTTTCGCTTGGTTTATAACAAAATCAAAGTCAGATTTAATTTCTGCATCCGGCTTAAGTTCTTTATAAGCAGATACAAATTCATTTAACTTGGTTTCAAGAATTTTTGGATCAGTTGAAATTGTCTTAGATAACTTTTCAATTTCGTTATATAATGGTAAGTATTTATACTGATGGATTCCCTTACCTTCTTTGTTCCATACTTTTGTACCAGTGCTTACAATAATATCTGAAGGTTTCTTTCCGGGAGGCTTTGTTGTCTGGGGCCCAACGCCTGCACCTTTACCATAACCTATCGGCTCTATAAAAGGAGATAAAGATACTGTTTCTTCTAATCCTGGTATAGTTGTAGTTGTTTCAACTACTTCTGCGCCTTTCTCAGGTGCAACTGTAGTTGTAGTGACAGCTTCTACAGCTTTATTGTCTTGTGGAACTCCCATGATGGGTTGTTCCACCACTTCTGTAGTTTCAGTCTCAGTCTGAATCGGTCCAGCCGAAAGAGATGGAGAAGAAGAACTTTCTTCTGCGAGGTTTTGGCTGCTCGCTTGGTCTTTTTTTTTTAGATATTCTGAAGCTGATTTGATATCAAAGATATCTTCCATCGTTTTGTCAGCAGTTGGATCACTTGCCAAATACTGTTCAAATTCTTCTTTATTGTCAAATAAGCTTTTGAATCTTTCGTCAGAAGACAGATTGCTGTAGAGGTCATCTAAATTTTCAGCCATTATTTATTTTATTTTAACAAAGGTAATACTAGTTTATCAAATTCCGATTGATTTTTCCAAGTTTTTCCTTGAAGTCCTTTATTTATTTTTTCCGCTGTGCTATAAAAATCAGCAAAGATCGGGGTCCAAGTAGATGCATCATATTTATCTCCGGCAAATACATTTTTATTGGCATATTTCACAAGAGGCGTATAATATATTCCTCCAGTTGTACTAAATTGCACAAATGGAGCAACACCAGCAATCTTACTTGCTTCGTCTGCTCTAGCAAGTACTTTTACATCTTGTCCATTAGTTCCTTTTATAATCTTATACGGATGTAAACGAATAGATGTAATTGTTGCATCAACAACATTGCCAGTTAACTTGTTTCCAAATTGATCACGTACTTCATCTGAGGCCTGAACATATGCTTTTCCTACACCTACATCCATACGAGCATACGAAGACAAGTTACGAGGTATTCTTCTTTGGGCCTCAGTAGCAGGTACTTCATCTATTGCTCCTTTTGGAGTTTGTAAGTTAAGGGTTTCGTATTCTTTTGTAATTGCATCAGGTGTAGTTTTTCCGGGTGCTCCAACACTAATATTAAAGCCTCCTTTTTCTACAACAATTTTGTCCTTGAGTTCCGGATTAGCATAAGGAGCCATAAACAGAATCAAATTATTTTTAACTCTTTGTCTATCTGCATCTGTATAACCTTGAGGTCCTCTTACAATACCCATATTAAACTTGGTACTAGCTTGTGCAATTAAATCATCTCCATATAAAGTCATATAACCATCCACCTCATCTTCTAAAGAACGAGGTCTTGTTTTATACATACCGGGGTTATCTTTCATTGCTTGCTTAGCATCTTCTATGTAAAGAGGTCTACCCCACATTGTCTGTAGCTCTTTTGCACCTTTTATACCGGGTACTGAAACCATGCTCTTATACTGAACAACATCTCCTAAAGCCTTGGCACGATTTTGCAAATCTTGTTGAATTGGAATTGCTGCTTGTTCAACTAACTCAGGAATACCATTGGGATCAAGACGAAGGTTATAATCTAAAGCATTTGGATTTGAAGCAGCGAATTTCTTAAGATCCTCAAGGGTATTTGCTTTTCTATATGCCTCCATAAATGGCTGCAAAGCATCACCATAATACTTGGTATTTGTATTTAAGTATTTTACTTGATTATCGAATTGATTTAATTGGTCAGAAAAACTTCTCAGTTCCATCATGCGTCCTCTTACATCTCTTTCTATCTGTGCATATTTATTAGTAGCAAAAGGATTATCAGAACTTTTGGCCTCAGCTATTTTGTTCACTGTTTCATTCAAAAGAGTGTCAACATCCTTAAGTACTTTAGGATGCAACTTTGCACTTTGCATGAATAAATCACTTATTTGTTCTTGTTGCTTATCGGCAGCTTTTTTAGCTTCTAAAAATAATTTATTACCGGCAGCAGCTTGTTTCTGCGCTGCTTGATATTGTAAAGTACCAAGTTCTTCAGCTATTCTATTTCTGCCTTGTAGAGCAATCGCTCCACCTAATGATGGTTGTTCTGCCATATTTTATTCGAAACGAGTTTTTGGTGTAGAGTATCTTGTTCTTAGAGGTGGTAAACCTAAATCATATCCTTCGAATCCTCCATAGGATCTGTAAGGGTCAAATGGCCCGCCCATAAAAGTTTCATAACTAGGAGTTGGTAAAATTGTTACTGGACCATTTAAATTAGGAGCTATTCCTTCCGGCATTGCATATTCTGATGAGAAAGGACTTGCTGTTGAAGCACCGCCAACAATTGTTACTGGACCATTTAAATTAGGTTGTATAGTTCGTTCAGGTAAAGCAGGACCAGATGCAAAATTAAGAACAGGAGCATTAGGGTTAAATGCATTATTGGGAGTAGTAGTAGTTGGCGCAGTTTTATTGCCATATATATCTTTCCACATCTGTCTAGTTTTTTCTGCTTCACTTGCTGCCATTTGTGACTTAGCAAATCCTCCGGCAGCACCAAGTACATCTTGGAAGCCTTGTTGCATAGCTTGACCATACGCTTGCTCCATCTGCAAACGCTGTTGTAAACGCTGTGCAGCATCTGCTCTCTGTAATCCGGATATAGCTTGATTCATATTTACCATGCCTGCCATACCTGCTCTTTGAGCTGCTTCGTTCTGAGCCCCAAGACCGAGTGCAAACTGACCAGTTTGAGCAGCATTCATTCTAGATAAAGCAGAAGACAATTGACCTCCAGACAAATCAGTAGCAGCTCTTCTTAATGCAGCCTGCCCAGCAGCAAATTGTTGCTGTGCTAAATTTCTTGTTGCAGGAGTCAAGCCTTGACGATATTGTTGTTCATAAAGTCTACGGCTTTCCTGTAAAGGACCCATGGCTTCCATTAAACTAGGCATCCTTTGTTTTTGGAGTGCTCTCAAACCTTGCTGTGCCTTTATTCCACGATACAAGCCGTACCCAGCTTGGACTCCTTGAGCAATCATGGAAATAATCATTGGATTTAGTGCCATACTACAAATTTATACTTTTTTTACTGATTATACAAACGTGGACTCGGACGGAACTTAATTATAAAGTTTTTAATCTTCTGTCCACCACTAGATTCAAGGCTCATTTTTACTTTCAACCAATAACCCCACAAACGACTAGTGTCTGCATTATTGACCAAAGTTAAAGTAGTATCGTTCTTTATAGGACTATACCACAAATCTTCTCTCAATTCAAATTCGGTCTCATCCAAATTGGATTTATGATTCTTAGTAGTAAAATCTGTATTGAAAGGCATTTTATCTGAGTTAACTAAGATAGCTTCAAAGTTTTTAATCAAATCGGCATCATAGTTCATTACTGCTGTGATATTAGGAGCCACAAAAGAACCATAGTAATCGGACTCAGGGCCTACATCATGCAACCACAAATACTTCTGATCCAACGGATTTGGTGAGTAGTAAATATTATTATACCTCAAGAAAATATTGGGCCAATAAGAATGGAAAGAAACAAATCCATTTTTAAGTTCATCGTACACCAAGGTAAAACAATTTGTCACATATGAATCAGTACCAGGAACAATCTTAGTCCAATAGGTAGTCCAATTGGCTCCACTTTCTGGTCTATTCGTAGGATCACCTGTATGTGCTACTTTACATTTATACGCAAAGGGAAGTCCTGATGAATGATAAGTCATTGGAGATCCATAAACATAATCACCCTCATCGAAAACTGTAGGTTCCCAATTAAAAATATTATCGTTATAACCTTTAAATGTAAAGATAGCTTCTGAGTATTTATCATTCCATACTCCGTGTATGCCTTCTCCTGTGAGGGGATGATATTTACCTATGACCCATTGTGTATTATTATTCAAGAAGCTAACAAAACCTCTATCGCTTATAACTCTTACACCATCCTGACCAAAACGCATCAACTTTTTGTTTTGCTCATTGTACCAATACGCAGTATCTTTTCCGGTATTTGTCTTACCTTTAACAAATTGCCATTTTCCAAATAGACCGAGTGAGCTTATTTGCTGACCACGATTACTTAATATGCTACCGCTACCTACAACTACATCACTACCAGCTGAAGCGTTAGAATAAGTTGCATCCCGGAAGTATTGTCTTTGGAAAGAGAATGGTTGCCAAGTATAAAAGTTATTATCGATTATATCGTGGTGGGTAATAGGCCCCAATGTTAAATCTAAATCAGCTACGTCTAAAGGTTGAAAAGCACGATAATTATCTTTCAAAGAACCAAGTACTTTTTTAGCAGACCAACTTATTCTTGTTGGTAAAGAACCATCATATGTACTATTTGGATCATAGCCCAATTCTATTATTGTTCCATCTTTAGGTGTATACCCATTATTGTATTCTTGTTGATTAGATACTTCTGGCCACTGTTCGCACCAATATATAACTCCAGATGCCCATGAACCATTATTATATGTTCCACCGTTTGTTTTATCTGTCATTTGCGGAAAGACATTTCCGGGACCGCTGAAAGTATTGTCGTGATCTAAAACATTGAACATTTGTGTATTCAATGAGTTTTGCGAATAAAAAGAAAATCCAATACCATAGCCCGACAAAGGATTATTCCATGTGTTCATTCTCAATAACATATGAGATTTTTGTGTGAATACATCTCCACCAAAAATTTTTATGTTATTAATTATGCCATTTTGTCCAGCAGTTAAATAAGTAACATGACCAACAGATTGATAAACAGTCTGCTCTTTGTTTACAGGATATTTTTTATTTGCACCTAAATCTCTAAATATTTGTCCGTAATAATTTCCTATTTGATTACCACTATAAGGAAAAGGTAAGCCTGCAACAGGAACTGTCAATTTAAAAACTTCAGCAGCTTGATAAGAACCACTAGCATCTTCTAATGAATAGCTTTCTCCATCCATAGCCCCTTCGTTTCCTGTATCTAAGCTGATGTGAGAAATCAATGAATAATTAACATAGTTATATGGAACAGCAATATGATTACCAAAATATCCTGATGTATCGCTATAAGAAGATGGATTGCTTCCTTGAGCTGAACCACGCAATTGTATTTCATTTGGTGTATTAAAAGGCAACAAAATTTTTAATAAATCTGCTGAACTATATTGATAACCTTTTCCAAAATAAAAATCAGGCGAATAAAAGAAAAGTCTTTGTGTAGGAAATATTGGAACTCGTCCGGCACTCCATAAATTTTCTATACCAGATGGTGTATAATATGGAGGCTTGGCCAAATTTCTTCCAACGAAAAAATACCCAGTTGCAATTACTTCCGGTATTCTTTCTGCACGAACAAAACGATAACCTACAATTAAATCACGAATAGGAGTGTCTCCTAATCCGCTACCATCGGTATCTACGAGATAATCTAAATTTATATTGTGAAATTTTGGATAATATACTTTTGTTATTGTAGCTGTTGGATTTGTCAGATTAGGATCTATTTTTGCCAAACGCACAGTTCCTGTACCTACACTTACTAAAGCAACAATCGCCTTTGTGCCATAATAATCACTTGTAACTTGAAAATTATTGGCAGTTGAATTAATAACAAAATATGTAGCATTCGAAGATAAACCAGCAAGTCCTGCTGTTATAGTAAAACGTATTTCATCACCATCTTCATAACCATGGTTATTGATAAGAATTCTATTGTTTATTAAATCAACACCACCTATAATTCTGTTTCTAATATCTCTTCTCGAAGAAGCTAAATCAATATTATAATCTAAATCGTCTATGCGAATATCATCAACCCAATAAGGAGCACTCCACTTACCTGTGTTTTTCCACTGAACCTGAATACCAAAACGATACGTATCGTTTATCATATATCCGGTATTATTCAAAACATTTTGCGGATCTTGATATTCTCCAAACTGATATGCCGGATTAGAATTTCTCGTTTGAACGCCTACATTTCCTATACCAGTTATATATTTTTGTGTAACAGAATGTGTTATCAGAGAAGCCCAATCAGTTAAATCATAATCGATTTGTTCAGTCAAGTTGCTCATAGTCATTCTATTATCAAATATCTTCATCGTTTTTACGGTTAGATATTTAGATGTAATTGCGACTAGTTCATTTATGGAAAGAGGTATATTTTCTTGACCGGTATTATTATGAACTACTTTTAATTCTGTATCTTGGTTATTAATATTAAAACGCTGAATTATTTTTGCGGAAAAAACATCTCCCTCATATTCTATTCCAACAAGCTCAAAATATTTATAAATGCCAGGTTGAAAATTTTTGACAATCATTTCAACTGATTTATCTGTTATTGTTCCAACAGAATCTCCTGCTATTCTCCAAGGATTACTTTTATTTTCAGAATAAATGTTAACTATTCCTGTTGGATATAGAAAATCTGTTGCTACTAAATCTTCTGTAAGAAAACGTCCTGTATATCTTTTGTTTCCGGCTAATACTTGTCCTTCTCCTTCGATAACTTGCAGTTCATCAATATATGCAGATGGATTACGATAAAAGAAAGATGTTTCTTCATCAATTGTTTCTAATTCGTATTTTCCACCATTGTAAAACATAAATCCATCCAAAACCGTTATATTGTTATATTTCAAATACATCGCTCTTGGCTTATTATTACCATCGGTCCAATAGAAATTTACCTGAGACCCAACTCTTTCAATTTCTGCTTCTACTCTTCGATCTTTCGATAGCCCTAGTTGTTTACTTCTAATTAGTCTTCGATATATATATTTTCCGCTTGAAAAACCACCAGCTTTTATGAGAACACCTATTTCGCTTACTTCAGATATAGTAGTGGCGACAGATCCTGCTAACCATATAAATGTAAATTCATCATCTAGTTGCTGAGAACCAACAACACTAAAACTACCAGGTGTAGCTACATATTCTTGTGCGAGTTTGAATTCACATATTTTTGCTGTTGTATTGTTTACGGTGAACACAAATTCAGTATCATCAGGAGTAGATACATTGAAATAATAAACATTTGGGGTTGCAAAAACCGAAAGCGGTCCGTATACAAAAGGTGTAGGATAGCCTGCATTGGATCCTAAGGCATCTAATATTGCTTGCAAAGCAGTAGCATATGCAGCAGGAACTAGTATGTTTAAAGATGCTCCGTTTGCAGTATAAGCATTACCGCTAGAATCCGTTAAAGTAATATTTCCAACATTTGCTGTTACAGCACCATCCAAAAGAGGATTCAAATCAAAATAAACCCGATATATCTTTGACTTGGCTGTGTAACCAGGAATATAATCAACACTATTACCTAAATCATCTGTTGCAATAATTACATTCTTATTTCCCAATACAGACATAATACCGCCAAAGTTCTGATCACCAGTGTGACGATGGCGAATATCATTGGCATCAACATAGTTACCTTGGTTCACATAAACCAATTCGGTATCTTTATCTAAATTTCCTGAAGGTGTTACTCTTACCTGCATTATACGTTAGCGAGTTTTTGTGTTTGGTATTCCCTTTGATAGTTCTGCATTACTCCCATACCGAAATCGTTGATATACCTACGAGTATATTTCCAACCGATATAAGCAACGAGCATACGCTCCCAATCATCAGGTATAATTATATTATCGTCTTTGTCAGTATTTAATCCGTAATAATGAACAACAATTTTTGTTCCATCCGGAACATGAACAGCAGTATTGAAAACTATTGTGTCTCCTTGAATACAATAATCAGTATCTAGACAAAAGATTTGAGTTGTATTACACAAAGAAACATGAGTTATTCTAAACCAATTACTCGGTAAAGTTGCTTTTGAATCAGTTACCACCAAGTTTGCGGTCTTATGAATATACTTGTTCATTGTTTTATGAGACCGAATGGCTTGGTTGATAAGAACTTCAAACCACAGCGCATTGTTCTCATACGAACAATTTAATTCTTCTGCTGCTGCTGCTATAATATCTTCTATCTTCATTATTTAGGAATATTGGTAATACCAGGCTCAGGTGGACGAGTAGTTTTTCTAAACAGATCTTGAGTTACCATTTGTACAATATCGTGTTTCAAGTTCTCATCCACCGGATAGTGGTCGGTATCTTTATTGAAATTCGGAATAGTTGTGGGATTGTTGAACATCGCACGAACCATAATATACTCCAATTTTGAGTTGTTATAGAACTGCAACACCAAACGATTCTGATCCAAGTGTTTGAAATCCCACAGAATATCTTTCTTTCTCAAGAATATAGAATGGCGAGTCAAAGTGGTAAAGCCTTTCCTGATCCTTGTGAATGGCTTCAGACCATTGGCATGACCAACGTATACAAAACCATCATTCATTCCATCAGTGCTAATTACATTAGGGCACTCAAATGTTACAAACTCACAGTTCTTATCTCTATCTTCAAAAGAAATATCGAGAGTCTGAACCCAAGCATCATTGATAAATTTGCCCATTTTCTTGAGATATGCAGCAATCAAATGAGCTCTGGCAGCATGAATCTTAACTTCAATATATTCATCGTCAAAACGAGTCTCATTGTAAGTCATACCACTTAACAAATCGCTTTTTATCTCGTCTACTATTTCGCCTAGGTAAATCATGGGTTGTTAATAATATCTTGTGAGGCCGATTGCTTAGCTTGATAATCACGTGTAGAAGCAGCAAAGGAAAGAGCGCATTCATCCATCAAATAATATAAAAACTTCTGTGAATAAAAATCAGTCAGAAGAACAGTTGTATTTCCAACATCAATAGTATGTGGAGGAGTGCGGATATAATCCACAGTAATAGAAGTAGCTGTAGGTGTTACCTTTAACATTCTGTTTTGACTTGTTCCATTATTGATAAACTCATAACGAGGAGTAACAATAGTAGCTTTATGAAAAGAACCACCCTTGCGTGTAGAAGACATCTGCCTTATATCTCTGTCATAAAAATATACATATGTTCCAGCAGTAGTTGCAAAGTTACCGAGAGAATCTTTTGCCTGGAAAGTATCTCCGTCTACCTTTGTCACTGTATAGGTTGTGAGACCCAAACGCACAGTAGATCCTTTTCTGAGTGGATGATTTACACTCGTTAGAGTATTTCCGCTAGCGGTTACAGTCAAATTCTGTTCGAACCTACCAAGTACACGCATCATGTGCATATAGAAAGGTATTTCGTTTACCGGTGGTGTAGGCGTTGTAGCGTTAGCGTTCAAAATATAAACACCACCAACAGGAGTAAAGGTTTTGTCTTTCAACTGAAAACCAACAAGCTCATCGGCCTCAATCTCAAAAGAGAGATTATGCCAATATCTATCAACAAGACGAGCCATTGCCTCCTTAATCAAGGCATTAGCTTTGGCGTTATCTAAGTAAGCCGAATATGCCTTGTCAATTTTTTGCTGTAGATATGACCAAAATTGTGCACCAGTCATTTATTCAAAGATACATAAAAATCAATAAAGAAAAAAGTGGGGTTTTTTGCCCCACTTATAAAAATACAAAATAATTCAGAAATTAGTTGTTTTTAGGAACTTTTTTCTTTTCAGTTGCGGTAATTGCCGGAATCAAGTTCTCCAGCTCTTTGGGAATTTCCAATTCAGTTATGGTTTCCATCTGAGCCAGTTCATCTTTTTCAACACGATCAACTTCCGGTTTGATGTAATTCTCAAACAATTCATTGTCAGCAATGATTGCAGAAATAACAGCGTCTACGCTACCGCCAAGGTTTCGGCCTCCGACCTTGAAAATAACGCCTTCTTTCTTAACAATACCAAGTTGAATAGCTTTGTTTGCATAGATAGTAGCAACCCTTTCAACACCCCGGATTTGATTGAATACAAATACGCTCTCTCTCTTAGCGATTGCTATTCCATTCAATGTAAGTCCTACAAGATGCAAATAAACTTCTTTTGTGCTCATGCTACGTGGATCTGAGCCCAAAGCAAAGGTTAGGTCCCTTCTTTCTCTTTCTGTCATAGAAGAGATGATGTGAACTGCTTTTAACTTTGACAATAATGCTTCGTAATCAACACGAACTTTTTCTTCTTTGATTTCGAAAACAAATTGTTCGGCTACAAAGTTTGGATTTTCATAACCATCGGTTTTAATCAAAGGATGATTCTTCCAAAACTCAATAACTGCTGAGTCTTGAAAATCGTCATCATTGAAATTAAAAGTCAGAGGATACCCACTTTCAAAAGTGTGTTGAAATACCCGATCCTTTTCTTCTAACGCAGTTACTACTTTTTTTCCATTAGACAAAAGAAATTTCTCTTTGTCAGTTTTTTTGTCACGGTACGAACCTACGATGGTAATGCTACCACGAGTACGCTGAGGAATAATGTTTGCTTTAATTCTCATAATATCTTTTTACAAATATAAATTATTTTAATGGGATAAACAAAAAAAGAGGGAGATTTTATTCTCCCCCTTCTTTAAGAAAAGGCTAATTACTTAACCAGCAGAGCTGACAAAGCAGTAATCAAGTTAGCGTTGTTACCACCGTCTACGATGTAGATGATGCTCTTCTCAGTGTCACCAGTTCCGCTACCAACAGCTTCAGTTCCGCTGTAAGTTTCGAAAACTAATGTGCTGTAGTTAGTACCAGCAACAGGCAGACCAACAGTGCTGTTGAAGTAGCCAGTAGCCAAAAGCTGAGCACCGGTAGCACCGATCTGGGGTGAACCAGCGGTAGTTACAGAAGCACTCAGGTTAGCACCAACACCCAAAGCAAAGATTGGGAAGCCAGCTTTAGCAGTAACGGTAAGAGTCTCAGTACCTGCACCACCAGTTTGAGTAGCAACTACACGAGTGGTCCAAAAAGGATGAGCATTGATAGCAGCTACGAAAGCGTTAACAATGGCCAAACGAGTAGCGGTAGCAGTAGAAGTATACTGGAACACAGCCTGAATTTCTTGAGGTAAATTGTTGTCAAAGGTTTGTCCTTTTTCTGCGCTCAATACTACACGATAGTCGGTATTATTTACAGCAGTAGGAGTAACGACAACAACACGCAATACTTCAGCAGCAAATGCTCTGTAAGTACCATTCTTAACGCCTAACAGGTAGATAGGGAAGTTTCTCAGAGCAGCAGGAGTAATAGCAAGAGTATTAGCTCCGCTGAAGTTCAGATAACCACCTTTGTTAACAGCGTCAGTGGTAGCAGTAGCACCAGCAGCAACTGAAGGGAAACAGTAATATTCAAAAGTTTGTGACATTTTTTAGTTCTCCTTTTATTAATTAGATAGCGAATTCAATCAGACCCATTTTGTCTGCAACACAGTAAAGACCACAGTCAGAAAGAATGTGGAAGTCAACACCGTCAACATCGCTAGTACCAAGAGATACCATCTGTCCACCGCTCAGAGCAGCTTTAATAGTTGAAGGATCACTGTTCTCAAGACCAATCATACCGGGAACGTAGTTGGCGATCAACTCGTCATTGTTGAAGTGGTATTTCTGAAGAGCAGCAATAGTTCCAGAACCATCAGCAGCAGGGATAGGAGTCATGTCGATGAAGTAGATAGAGTTGCTCATCTTAGGTTTTCCGTTGATAGCAGAAAGTTCACCACGGAACATTTCGTCATCAAGCAGAGCCCAACGAACAAATTCAATCTCGATGCCAGCGTAAGCATACTTCATAACGTTCAGACCGGTAACTGAAGTACCACCAAAGGTGTTGGCATTACCAGCATACTTGATGTAGTCACCGAGGATAGTCTGAAGACGAGCCAAAGCAGCAGAACCCATAAGAGCTACGAGTTTACGTCCACCTTCAGCAGATACACGTACCATTTGCTCTAGGAAGTCGTTGAATACGCTCTGAGTCAGTTCAGCAGTCAGAGACAAGTAAGAACCACCGTTGTTGATGATAGACCAACGCAGACCACCGGTAGTGTAGTATTCGCCTTGAGGACCAATTTTGATAGCACGCTCAGAGAAGGCATATTTGTATTCCAACTGCTTAGCGAAAGCTTTCAAGGTAAGGTCATCATAGCTCCTCCACCAGAAATCGCC